ATAGGCAAAGGCTTTAACTGCATCTGGGCGGACGTAATTGAGAGAATCGATAAAAGAGGTCCAAGCAGAACCTAGATAACCACGAGCATATGAAAGTGCTGCTCGAGCATGAGCTTTGGAAAGCATTTGACTGGAGTGTGTAGGAAACACACCCGTGCCAAAATCAGGAGTTGTTTGAGTGGTGGTAGTGAAAGTGGAAGTGGTTGTGATTGGTTCGGACATACGAACTTCAAAAGGAGTGGGCGTGGTAGTGGGACGGAAAAACGTTTCTAACTCTTTAAACCAATCTTGAACTGATCCTGCTGTTGGAAAGTGGGGAGGGACTAGAGGAGGAGAAGAAGATGGAGTAGGAGTAGGAGTGGATTGTGTTGCAGCAAAAGCTGCTGAATTGAAAGTGGAAGTGGAAGAAGTAGAACTTGAAGAGGAAGAAGAGGAAGGGTTTAAAAATCCTTGAAAGTCGAACGGAATGGAGCCTCGTTCGAATTGCTGGAAATAGTACAAATAACGGTCTGTGATCATATCAACGAGTTGAACAAAACCTTCAACACCCAAAAGAACTTTAGGGGCTGTGTGTTTTTTGGTTGAAAGATCAAAGTAACTGACGTGGAACTCAGTATACTTATATTGTTGTATTGTACCATAAGATTCAGGATTGGTATTTCCTTTGACTTCTACGACGAAGTCACGACGACGATTGAGGGCAGCGTTATTGAAAACGCCGCGATTATTGTTTGCAAATTCAGTCTCACCAACATTAGTTGTGAGGCCGATGAGTGTTGACTTAAAGAAAGAGTTTCCTTTATCTTTGAGTTCAGCCATAGGTAAAGCAAAAGGGTTGGTACCCTTAGCATAGATGAAGGTTTGAGCCTCCATATCTGTGGCTTCTTGTGAAGTGAATTGGAAGAAATCATCCATGATGAAGGCAAAATTGCCTTGGTAGTTAGACCAGTAAGCATCTTGGACAGAGTGTAAACCGACTTGGGAGTCGGACCAGACTTTGTCTGGAATTCGCATTGAGCAGCGATGTGCTAGAGGAGTGGTGAGAGTGTGGAGTTTTGTGAAAACGCCATTAAAAAGGGTCATGGCTAGTTC